TTATATTGTTCACAAAAACTATCCAACCAAAGTATTACAAAGAATATCTGATACAAGTTGGACATTAGCGGATGCTAGTTTTATTTACAAAGCTGTTACTGATTTCTGGTATGAAAACTGGTTTATTAAATTCAAAATAATTAGCGGAACAATCGCATTTGTTGCAGGGAAGCAATTCACAATTACTGCTCCTGGTGGTGTTGTCACACCCAATGGAAGTGCTGGTAATGGAACAATCACAGCAGTATCTTTTAAAAATGGAGCACCAACTGAAACATGGTATGTAACCTGTGATTATGCGGATGCTAATAGACAAGAATGGACAGTAGCGGGAACAGTATCAGGTACAAAAATTGTTACATGGCATACCAATGAATATCCGTCAACAATAGCCTTTCATGAACAACGATTGTATTTGGGTGGAACAGCATCCTCTCCACAAACAATATGGGGTAGTGCTATTGGTAATTACAATGTTCTTACCAGAGGAGCCAAGGATGATGATGCTATTCAATTCACCATAGCCTCAAATCAATATGACGAAATGATTCACTTAACCAGTGGCCGCTATTTGATTCCATTAACTTATGGTGGGGAATTTAGTATGACAGGTTCAAACACAACTGGTATCACACCATCAACTGTTCGAATCACTCCCCATACCTATCATGGTTCAAATGATTGTTTACCAATCAAAATTGGTAATGAGATTCTATTTGTACAAAGAGATTCAGCAAAAGTAAGGGCAATCAGTTATTCAGTAGCAGAAGATACAAATATGGCTCCTGATATATCAGTATTGGCAGAACATATTACTGAATCGGGAATCAAAGAATCCACATTTGCACAATCACCCCATTACATATCATGGTGGGTAAGAAATGATGGTGCTCTTGTATCCTGTGTTCATATGAGAGATTTGGGTATGACAGGATGGAGCAAACATATTACCCCAGCTGGTTTATTTGAGAATGTAATTTCAATACCAGAGAGTACACAAGATACAGTGTACATGGTGGTAAAAAGATTTGGGAATAAAAGATTTATTGAGTATTTCGACCATTCAAAAGAAATATATTCAGATAGTTCTATTGTTGCAACAGCTGGATCTCCAACTAATACCTGGACAGGATTAAATCATTTGGAAGGGCAAACAGTAACAGTTGTTGGTGATGGTAGTGTATTACCATCAGTTGTGGTTACTGGTGGTGCTGTAACACTAACCAAAGCAGTAAGTAATGTGGTTATTGGATTACCTTTTACAGTATCTATTGAGCTACAACATCCCTATATCCAGAATGAACATGGTGCATCACAGGGTGGAAACTTATCAGTATCTAAAATAATAGCAATGGTAGAAAACACAATTGGGATGAAAATAAATGATGTTGAAATTCCATTCAGAGAATTTGGACAAACAACTGATACTCCTATTACTCCATTCACTGGTGAAATAGAAAGAACAAATCTTGGATGGTCTAACACTGAATACATGAAATTTGAACAACCCTATCCATTACCTTTCACCTTATTGTCAGTAGTATTGTTTGTTAATAGTTATGATTAGAGAAGCTACTATTGAGGATGTAACTGAAATAACAGCAATGTTATTAGTTGATAAACCATGGGAAACTGTGGAGACCTTGAAACACTCAACCATAAATATATCAAAAGGACAATCCTATATAACCATGTTGATTAATGATGCTGATGATGGAATGGTATATGTAGCTGTTGATGATTATAAAATAGTTGGTGTTATATTGGGTCAAATACAATCACATTGGTGTACTGATGATAAATACTCCACAGATTATGTTTTATATATAAAACAAGATTACAGACACAAACACTATGGTTATCAATTACTGAAGCACTTCATTGATGAAAGTAAACGAAAAGGTGTTAAGAGTTTTGTAACAGGATTACCAGAAACCGAATTTAAAACTGGTTCAATGGCAAAGTTGTTACTACGACAAGGGTTGAAACAAAAAGCAATATGGTATGAAAAGGAATTCTAATAGATGAGTGATAATATAGCGAAAATATTTGATTTTAAAAAAGAAGTAACAAAAGCTGAAAATTACCTATTAAATCTTCCACAGGTTGAACTTCCTGTTAAACACTATTTTGTTAATGGGTTATATGCCAGAGAACTATTTATTCCAAAAGGAACCATATTAACTGGAGCTATACACAAAACAGAACATCTTTGTGTCATGACAGGAGATATTGAGATTAGATCAGAACAGTGTGGTGGTCGTTATACAGGGTATCAAATGTTTGTTTCCACACCTGGAGTAAAACGAATTGGATATGCTCTTGAAGATACAACATTTACAACACTACATCCAACGGATGAAACAGATATTAGTGAGTTAGAAAAACTATTGGTTGTTCAAACCTATGAAGAATATGAACAATATTTATTAGTTAATGAGGGTAATACTAACCAACAAATAGAAGCGGGGGAATAAACATGAGTTTTGCAATATCAGCAGTAGTCATTGGAGTTGTTGGAGCTGGCATTAGTGCAGCTGGAGCAGTCTCATCATCTAATGCCCAAAAGAAGGCAGGAAAGTATGGAGCAGAAGCAGGTGGTCGCCAGAAAGCCCAAAGTGAATATGAAGCAAAAATCATTCTCGAAAAATCACAAGAACAAGCAAGACAAGTAAGGGCACAGGCAATCAATGTTAGAGGTACACAAATTGCCACCGCAGCATCATCAGGTGTATTAGTTGGGGATGGTAGTTCACAGGATATGGTTGATGAAGTATCCAGGTTATCAGAACAAGATGCTGTAGCTTATTTGTGGGATGGAGCTAATGGTTCTATATCGGCAACTGAACAAGGACGTTTATCTGATTTAGAAGGACAACAAAGAGCAAAACAAGCAAATGCTGCTGCTAATGCTACGTTAATGAGTGGATTTGGTAGTGTTCTATCCTCAATCGGAAGTGCGGGATCAGCAGCAGCAGGAGCAGCGAAAGGTGGTTCGACAGCATCAATGAGTTACAAAGGTGGTCCAACTGGTGGATGGCCTAGTGTTAGTAAAGGGAAATAAAAAGTGGCAATAAAATTTGAAGTAACACCTACATCACAATCAAGTACAAATTACATTGGTTCAGCCGCATCCTCAAAAAGTGATGTTAACTTTGGAGATGTTATCAAAAAAGATGTAAATCTCCCAAGAGAAAGTGCTGGTGCTAATTTTCAATCTAATATGGAAATAGCGGATTCAATAGGAAAATCATATAAAGCAGTTAGTTCTGTTATTGGTGATGTTGGAACAATGTTACAAGCTCATGCTAATTTAGAAGACCAAACAAAGGGTAACAAATTAATAGCTGACTTAAGGGTCAAGCATTCGACCATATCAACAAAGAATATGGAGAGAGCAGCAAAAGGAGAAATTACCCTAGGCCAATTAGCTGAGGAAAACAAACTTCAGTTTGAAGTTGAGTCAAGAAACTCCATTGAAAATACAACATTTAATAGTCCACAAATAAGAGACAAGTTGTATTCAATGTCTAATGAATTAAGTGCATCCAATTATGAACAAGATATTAAAGCCAGCACAGACCAAATCAGACAAGAAACAAAAGCAGGATTAAATTTAGAAGTAGCAGACCAAATCAAATTAGCTGGTAACAGTCCTGCTGATTTTACTCGTGCGGAACAATGGGCAGCGGAACATGCTATTAATGATAAACGTGTTGTTAATCTTGTTGGTTCTAATGTGTTTCAAACACACATGAAAACAGAATTGGAAACTACTGCTAAAAACTTACTTAGTAACACAATCAAAGCTGACCCATATAAAGCAGAAGAGTTATTGAAAAGTGGTGTAATGGATAGACCATTAGCATACTTATCTGATGCTGAAAGACCATTAATCGAACAAGAGATACAAGCACAAAAAACTGCTCTTGAAAATAAACAAAGAACCGCTGTTGACCAGGCTTCCTATGAAAAACAACAAGAACTTATTAGCCGTTCATTAGGTGGGGAAAACCTAACCGATTTAGAGATTAAAAATGCTGGTTTAAATCCTGCTCACGAAAATCATCTTATATCCCTTAATGTTCAGAAACGTGAAGCAGAAGCAAAGAAGAATGAAGGATTTGTTGAAAGGCAAAAACTAAGGGCTGAGTTTAATGGTACAGGTAGAGGATTTTCAAAGGCACAAGCTGATGAAGATTTCACCACAAAATATAGTTCAGTCATTAAGGAAGTAATGTCAGACCCAAATAAGTCAGGTGTGTTCATTGATACTGTTAAAGCTGATTATGGGGATATTCCAAACGCAGCAATAAGAGCAATCGATACCCCACCAGCACCAGGACAAGATAAACAATGGGTTGAGTCTCGTAGAGCGGTAATAGCTCAACATCCTGAAATAGCAAAAGATATGGACCCAAAACTAACAGAAGTAGCAGATATTGTTGCAACGGAGAGAAAGATGGATGGTTCTGAATACTCCTACAAGGAAGCATTTAAATTACATACAGAAAGAACAGATGAAGCAAATAGCCTTAAACAATACAAAATCAATCCTGATTTATTGAGTAAAGACTCTCCATTAAAAGACCCTCAAAAAACTCTTAGTGGTAGTGAATATTTTGATACAACTGATATTCCATTAGGTGCTACAACAGCTTTTAATTTGAAGGCTGGAATGATTCAAAAAACCAACCCAGGATTAACAGAGAAAGAAGTAGCACAAAGAGCCTTTGAATCTATTGGTTATAGTAAAACAGAGTTAGGTAATGAGCGTGTAATGGCAAGAGCTCCAGAAAGAGTGTTCAAAGGACAGGATTATGATTCATTCAAAACAGATGTAACTGGGTATGCTGGTAGACACAAGATTGATGAGTTTGTTTTAGAACCTGCTAACAAGCAATCACCCGATGGTAAGTATGATGTTTACTATATGGTAGATACAAAAACACATTTATTAAAAATGGATGAAACTGGTACAGCACCAAGAGAATTCTATCCAACCCAATGGCAACCAGTATCTAAGTTTGAACCAAGAAGTGAATACCAAACCACACCAACAGCTATTACTAAAGGAGCGGATACTGCACAAGCACAAGTACCAGCATTAGCAAAAGCACCAGGATTGTTAAAGGCTATTGTTGGTGTTGAAAGTTCGAATGGTAAGAACAATCTTAATGACACCAGTGGAGCATTTGGACCATACCAGTTTGTTGAATCAACAGGTAAACAATATGGTTTAAAACCAGGTGATCCAATTGAGAAACATCATCAAGCTGCTGCTAGTTACTGGAGTGATTTGATGACTAAGTACAATGGAAGTATTGACAAATCCATTAGAGAATATAGTGGTTATTTTGCAAATGCTAAACCTGCTGGGACAGTTATAGGAAATAACCTGAAAGGTGGAAAGATATATTCAATTGGTAAACAAAGAGCAGAAGAACAGTACCAAGATTATTTACATAAATTAAAACAACATGGATTTGATACCACAGGAATTGGTTAATAATAATGATTAAAATAGATACACCAGTAGATTCACCAGACACAGCTCCTGTTGTAGAGGATAATTCAACCTATGTTAGTCCATTTGGAACCCAGCAAGTAGCATCAGGTCCAGTACCAAACACAATTGAATCACCAACTGACCCAACTGTACAAGCACATTATCAAGCTAATCCAACAATCACCAATCAACCAGCTGTTAATCCGTATCTACAAGAATTAGCAACTAAACCAGAATCAACTGATAGGTCATTGGTAAAGGATGCTTTTGCGCAAAACAATAGTGCTTATGCTACCTACGAATGGTTGAAGAATAGAGATACAAATCCTATTGATGGTAAGTATGATGCTTGGAGAGATGATGAGGTTCTATTCAATGGATTAGAGGAAGACCAAAAGAATAAGGCAATTGATTTTACATCCAGAGCACAATTCCAAGGCTACCTAAAAACCATTGATAATGAACAACGAGCTAAACAAAATATCAGTGAATCTGGTGGGTATGGAATGGCTGCTAGTTTGGCTGCTGGTATTCTTGACCCAATCAATCTTATACCTATTGTTGGTCAATCTACAAAGGTTAAAGTAGCTGTGGCACTAGGAACTGCTGCTCTTGATGAGGCTGTTTTACAAAAAACACAAGAGACAAGAACAGCCTCAGAGTCTGCTATGAATATTGGAACAGCTGGGGTTTTTACTGGGACATTGTTACACCTTGCGGATAGATGGGGTGGTAGCAATGCTGTTAAAAAATTGAACGAAACAATCACTGATACACATGACCAACCGGATTTAGTTACTCAGTATAAAGAATTAAACCCTGTTCCAAAATCAGGGGGTGCTGCTGCTGTTACTGTTGATGAAAACAAGTTAGTTGGTGGTTCAGTTATTGAGGCACTAACACTTGGGGAAGGTGCTAAGTTATTTACATCACCATCCTTAGCAGCAAGAAATTTGGGACACACCTCTGTTGAAAATGCTTTTGTATTACAGAAGCACCTTAATGGTTCTTACGATGTTCCTGATGAAACCTTAATAAAGGTCATGACAAATGAAATGGTTGGTGGGGTAGTTAACGGACACCTTGACGATTTCAAGGCAGCCAAGAAACTTGACCCAACACTAACAAAAGACCAATTTGATTCAAATATTAGAGCAGCTGCTGCTTTTGACTTTCAACAACTAACAGGAGCTGCTACTGGTAATCCGATACTTGACCAATCAGCACTAAGATTAAGAACCTTCTTTGAAACCATGGGACAGAGATTACATGCTGCTGGTTTATTACCCAACCCTGATAATGTTAGGGGAGCAATGTACTATGTCCCAAGATTGTATGATGGTAAAAAGATAGCTGCTAATCCTGTAGCATTCCAAGAAGATATAACCAGAAAATTGATAGGACAGTGGGGCAACCTTACACCAGCAAAACAAAGAGCACTATTAAGAAAGTTTGAGGACCATAACAATCTACAGGATGCTGCCAGAACAACAGCAAGAGATATATATGAATCTATCACCTATGGTGCTGATGAATTCAAGGCACTGAATGAAAGAAAGGTCACACTAGATGATTTACAACTATCTGAGTGGTTAGAAAATGATCCAATCAAATTAGTAACTAGGTATGCTGATAAGTACATACCTAAATTGGTCATGGCAGAAAACAAAAATGTAACCTCATTTGACCAATTCTTTAAAACAACAGCAGATGATTACACCAATATGGTTATGGAAGCTGAGAGGTTGGGGGATAAGGGGGAAATCAAAAGTCTCAACAAACGAAAAGTAGTGGATAAAGCAGCAGCACAAAACCTATACGACAGACTGTTGAACATTCATCCACAAACCAAACATCCAGCTGTCCAAGAGTTCTTTGAATCAATGAAACAACTATCCTCTATGTCTCAATTGGGTATGGTAACTGTCACCAGTATTACTGACGTAGCCAGACAAGTAACAATCAATGGCCCAGCTAAAGCAATGAAATATGAGCTTCAAGCATTACAGAACGTGGTTGGTATGGACGATATTGTTAAATTGAGTAGAGCGGAGAAGAAAGCCCTTGTTGCACCATTAGAAGAACTTACCAATATGAGATTCTCACATTTTGTTGATTTGTTTGGTGACTATGACCCAACTAATCCAATGGCTCAACTTATCAACTATGCACATGGAAAGTTTATGACAGCTACAGGGTTACCTAAATGGACAGCTAGTCAGAAAACAACTGCTGCTGAAATTATTACAGACAAGATTATTAGTGCTGGTAAGAAATTGGATGGTGGTGGAAAGCTAACAAAAGCAGAGGTAACACATTTTGCACAAATTGGATTAACTGAATCAAAGCTAAGGGCTATTCATACTGAATATAAATTCCATGGACAAGACAATTTGTTGAACCATGATAAATGGAGTAACCAAAACGCTGCTGAGTCAATTAAACAAGCAATAGTAAGGTCAACTGACAAAACCATAAATACTGTTAATGCTGGTGAATTACATGCCTGGATGGATAGTCCAATCTCCAAGATACTAATGCAGTTTCAATCATTCGCAATGGTAGCGTGGAATCAAACTCTTATAGCCGGTTTACAAAGAAGTGATGCTAATTTCTATATGTCTGTTGTTGGTATGCTTGGTTTAGGTATTTTAGCCACTGAACTTAAAGCCCAGCTAACAGGAGCAAAAAGACCAACCAGTTGGGACCTTGATGACCCAACAGGCTGGGTGGCAACATCATTTGATAGGTCTGGTTTAGTATCTCTTCCATTTGATTTATATAACCGTGGAGCGGCAGTACTTGGACAACCTACATTTGGCAGTCAATTAGATCGAGCTATTGACCCAATTAAGGAAGCAAAAGACCAACAATTTAGTCCAGGTGTAGCATTTGGTCCTGTTGGTAGATATGTTGATAATTTTGGTAAAGCTGTTTTCAACCATGATAAGAACAGTGTGGCTGCTGCTCGTAGGTTAATGCCCTTACAAAACCTACATGGTGCTTCATTGATATTTGACCAAGTAGAGAAAGGATTGAATCACCTAACAGGAACACCTTACAAAGAAAAGGATACTTTGAACCCAGACAATATTTTTAAAGGAAGTAAATAAATATGACTGATGACACAACAACAAAAAAGGTATGGAGCCCAGGTAGACCATTAGGTTCATCTAATTTGAAATCACCAGAAGATGCAACATCAGAATCACACAAAAGAGTGTTGAATCAGAACCAGGTGGTTAAGGCTATCAAACAAACCCAAAAAGAAAAGAATGAATTGATAGCAAAGAAATACGGAATAAAGAAAATCGAGAAAGATTTCAAAGGAAAATCAGAGTCTGAAAAACTCCGTATGACCTACATTGAATTGGTTCGTAGAGTAGCTATTGAATCACATCGTGACCTTATCACGGAATTGGATTGGGATGATGAAGCAACAGTAAACAAACGAAGAAAACAAATGTCGAATTTGAAAGATATGTTGCAGGTAACTCGTATGATGAATGAGTTGATAACCAACCTTGAAAAGACTACAGATGTAAATGGAGCAGTTATTTTGTCAGATGAAGAAAGAACAGAAACTGATAATGTGATTCAACTAGCAATGTTGAAATTGAACAGAAAATAAAAAAGTACCAAAACCTAATAGCAAGGATGCTATTTGGTGAAATGACAAGGATGTCAAATGAGTTCAATACAAGAACAACACGAATTAGATTTTAGGTTATACGCCACAATATGGTTCTTAAAAAATAACTGGGAAACCCCAGAAGTTCAAATGTCGATTTTTGATTATTTGGATGATGATGCTAATTGGGGGGACAACAAATCAAAGACCCTACTACTTTGGAGAGGGTTGGGAAAAAGCACCATTGTGGATATGTGGGTAGCCTATAAGCTAACCCAAAATCCAGCATTAAGGTTCTTGATTCTATCGGCAGACAAAGAAACAGCAATAAAGTCTTCTAAAGATATTCTGTCAATCTTAAGGAATCACCCACTAAGCAAAACCATAGCTCCTACATATCAAAAAGGAAGAGGTACATCACTAAGAGCAGACCAATTTAGTGTCAATGGTTCAACAGACAGACGTAACCCATCTGTTAGGTCAATGGGTGTACTTTCTAACGTTACTGGTGGTCGTGCTGATTACATAATATATGATGACGTTGAAGTACCGAAGAATAGTGGTACAGATTTTAAAAGGTATGAGCTTCGAAAAAAGCTTTCAGAATCTGCTCACTTATTGTCACCAGACATTGGGTTAAAACTTTTTGTTGGAACATACCACGATAGTGAATCCATCTATGATGAGCAGATTAGCAATGGTTCATCATTCTTAAGAGTACCATTATTAAGGAATACTACTGGTGAGTTTCCGTATATTGTTGGTGAATCACAATGGCCGGAAAGATTCACTGATAAGGTTATATCAGACAAACAAAAAGCTTGTACTGGTAGAGCAGAATTTTATTCACAGTATCTTTTAATACCTACAAGTATATCTGAATCAATTTTAGATTCCACACTGTTCAAAACCTATACTGGTTCTATTGATTTTAAATTAGCTAATGGTCACGAAATAGCTACTCTACAGAATTCGAACGCAGAACCAATTAGATTAAGAAGTGTTACATGTTGGTGGGACCCTGCTTTCTCATCATCCAAAGGTGATGATTCCGTTCTTGCGATTGTATTCACAGATGATAATGGTTATTACTATATTCACAACACCACTAAATTAGTGGGCGATCCAGATGAACAATGTGAGCAAATAAAGAAAACTGTTCTATCACACCACATTCCAATTGTATGTGTTGAAACCAATGGTATTGGTATTACCCTTCCAGCAATTCTAATCAAACATTTAGAAGGGACTGGTATTGGTGTTGATGGAGTTCATAACCCTCCAAGTAATACAAAGAACCAACGCATATTAAGAGCATATGAAACACTGTTATACAGCGGTAGGTTATATGTTCATGAAAGTGTTAGTGATGGAATATTTTTAAATCAAATAAGAGATTTCAATCCTTCCACAACACGTAATAAGGATGACTTTATTGATGCTGTGGCTAGTTGTATTTTAAGAGAACCAATAAGAATTGGTAGTGGAAATTTGTTTGGTGACTCCTCGTCCTACTCATCCATAAATACTAACTGGATGGCTCAGGGAACATATTCTTTTAAATTGGATGGCTTTTCTTTTTAAGGATGATATGCAGTATTTGATTTATAAGCACACTTCTCCTAGTGGGAAATCCTATATTGGTAGAACTAACAATTTAGTACGCCGTGATCGTATTCATAGAACTACTTCTGGTTGTCCTGCATTTCACTCAGCGATTCAAAAGTATGGTTGGGATAATTTCATTCACGAAATATTATGTGATGGGCTTACTTTAGAAGAAGCCAATGAGTGTGAAGAATTTATGATTAAGGAGCACAGAACATTAGCACCTTTCGGATACAACCTTACTGGTGGTGGACTAAATAAGATACCCGTTAAAGAAGTTGTTGAACAAATAAAAAAAAGTAAATTGGGTTTTAAACATTCACCAGAATCTATTAACAAAATGAAAGGTCGAAAAATATCAGAGTCAGCAAAAATCAATCGTGCGTTAGCTAGGGCAGCAAAACCCAAACGCAAACTGACTGAAGATCAAAAAGCTAGAGTATCTGCTACACATAAGGGAAAAAAATTATCTCCTGAGATGATTGAAAAAAGACAAGCAACAAGACTCAAAAATAAAAACACAAAATAGCTATGGATGGCTTTAAATTTTAAAAAGGATTTATCAATATGTCAGTATCACTACAAACAACATGGAACGAATATACTGCTAGTGGTAGTACAACAGTATTTCCATACAATTTTAAAATTGTTCAAGCCGCAGATTTAAAGGTATATCAAAATTCAGTTCTTATTACTACTGGGTTTGAAATCAATGGTATTGGAGTCAATGGTGGTGGAAATATTACATTCATTACACCAGAACCACCATTGGTGGGTACAAAGATTCGATTAGAACGAAATGTACCCTATACACGTTCAGTGGATTATATTTCTTCAGGAGCATTAGATGCTGATGTATTAGATGCTGATATTGATAGAGCAGTAATGATGGTTCAGGATTTGGATAGACAAACATTTAAATCCAATGGTGGTGTTTTTGATTTAGGTGGATTCGCTGTTACTAATGTTAAAGACCCAACCAACCTGCAAGATATAACAACAAAGAATTACGTTGATACGTTATTAACTCAATCAGGTAATGTTACTGCTCCTGCTAATCCAACAGATAATAGTAAGTTCTTACAGGCAAATTCTGGAGTATCAAGTTGGGTAGCATTAAATCCAACCATATTAAATAATGGGTATGGTTATACAGCTGCTAATAAAGCAGGAGATACTTTCACAGGTGCTGTTAATTTATCTGGTACAACTACATCAACAGGGGATGGATTTGGTCACCCCACAACTAATACTATTAGCACATATACCAATGGAGTGGAAAGAATGAGAGTTGATAATACTGCTACTAATTTTGGTGGTATTACTGGATCAAGAGTTAACCACGATGGAGATTTCCTAACAAAACGAACCTATGCTCCAACAACAGGAGTTTATTATTTTTGTGATGGAACAAAGTATCTTTATTACAACGGTACTGGATATAACCTTGAAGGTGGTGCTTTGTACCTGAATCCAAATATGGAAGTAGGAGCAAGAAATACTGCCAAAGCTTGGGTGAAATTTAATGGGTGGGCGGGTATAGCAATCAATAATAGTTACAATGTTAGTTCAATAACAAGAACCTCAACTGGTCAATATACAATTTATTTTAGAAACTGGATGCCAAGTACTGGGTATGTTGTCGCATCAACAGGTGGTACAACAAATGGTCAAGGTGGATATTTTCGAACTCAAAATGCTGGTGGCTTTCAAGTAAATTATTGTTCATTGATACATTTAAACAATGCATCAAATGCTTACTATGACACTGACTCAGGTTGTCTTGTATTTTACGGTACTTAATAAAGGAATATAACAAATGAATATAATATGGAAACAACCAGATAATACATTGGCTCTTACCAGTTGTGTTGATGGTATTAATGCTGAAGAGCACGCAATTGAATTACAGCAAAACGGATTTATACCTAATGACTGGGTACTTGTTGGAACAGAGATTCAATGGGCAACAGATGAAAGATGGAAGCACGAAACATACAGATGGAATGGAACAGAAATAGTTCCTGATTATAATGCTGCTGTTGACGAAACAAAACAAAGATTGAGGGAAGAAAGAGCACCATTATTACAATCCTTGGATGTACAGTTTCAAAGGAATTTAGAAACTGGTAGTGATAATAGTTCAATCATTGCGGAAAAGCAGAGATTAAGGGATGTAACAAAAATTGATTTAACTTTAGATTTAGACCAGATAGCTGAATTAAAAGTATAAATACAATATAAAACAAAGGAATGTATAATGTCAGTAGCAGTTCAAACACCATACAATAGCTATACCGGAAATGGTAGTACAACAGTATTTCCATATACTTTCACTATCACAAAAAATACTGATTTAAAAGTATATAAGGCAGGAGTATTACAAACAACAGGTTATACCGTTAGTGGGGTTGGTGTTAGTGGTGGTGGAAATGTTACCTTTACACCAGCACCTGCTAATACTGTATTGGTGGAATTAAAAAGACAATTACCATTAAACAGGTCCATTGATTATCTTACAGCTGGTTCATTGGAAGCTGATACCTTGGATGCTGATATTGATCGTTCTGTATTATTGATTCAAGATTTGGATTATAAGGTCAATACCCTTAACATCAATCCTGATTGGATATTGTTAACCAGTAAACCTACTACATTAGCTGGATTTGGTATTACTGATGCTGCAACATTGACTCATAATCATACTGGAGTATATCAACCAGTTGGTTCATATCTTACTGGTAATCAAACAGTTACTCTTAGTGGGGATTTAACTGGTAGTGGTACAACTGCTATTACAACTACTCTCGCAACAATTGGTACTCCTGGTTCATACACTAAAGTAACAGTGGACACAAAGGGTAGAGTATCAGGTGGTGGAGCCATCACATCGACCGATATTCCAGATTTAGATTGGACGAAAATTACTACTGGTAAACCAACTACTTTAGCAGGATACGGAATTGTTGATGGTGGTGGAACTCCTGCCTGGTCTGTTATAACAAGTAAACCAACTACCATTAGTGGATTTGGTATTACTGATGCCTATACAAAAACAGAGGTAGATTCAAAGACATATACATTTGCATCACTAACAAGTAAGCCTACAACATTGACTGGTTATGGTATTACTGATGCTCAACCATTAGATGGTGATTTAACCTCAATAGCCGGGTTAGTAGGTACAACAGGATTTGCAAAAAAGACTGCTGCTAATACATGGACATTAGATACAAGTACATACCTAACAGCTAATCAAACAATCACATATAGTGGTGATATATCAGGGTCAGGAACAACCTCTGTTAACCTTACATTACCAACAGTTAATTCAAATGTTGGTTCATTCAATACTCTTACTGTTAATGGTAAGGGGTTAGTTACTGCTGCTTCAAATACAGCTTACCTAACTGGTAATCAAACAGTTACTCTTAGTGGGGATTTAACTGGTAGTGGTACAACTGCTATAACAGCAACATTGAACACTGTACCAACAACAAAAGGTGGAACAGGTTTAACTACGCTTGGCACATCACTTCAGGTGTTAAGAACTAATGCTGCTGCTACTGCCCTTGAATGGGGTACAGTTTCAGGTGGTGGGGGTGGTGATGCCTATCTTGGTAATACTCAAACATTCACTGGTACAAATACATTCACAAATAGTGCCATTATTAACAACTCAACAGCTTATGGGGTTAGTTCATTAAGTTTGACAGGTGTAGGTACAACTGCTTATGAAACAAAAATAGCATCGGATTGGTCTGCTGCTGGAAACTATACACTTAATTTCTCTCATCCTGTTTTAGGTTCTGCTGCTAATCAAACCCTTGTTAATTTTAACTTCAAAAATACTGTAATCAGCGCCGGTAATGTTAATGACCTACAAGGTGCCACATTCGGTAGTACCTACTATGGTTCAATGTTTGGGGTAAAAAACTATAGTGGTGGAACATTAGGAGTTGTACCTGCTGGTCAAACTTGGTCATTTCTTACATTGGATAGAACAGGTGCGGTAGGTACAACCCAAGCACAAATGGGTGCTGGTACTGCCATCAGTAATGCTCGTAATCTATTGGATGATGGTTCGAGTTTAATGAAAATGAAGGTTGGATTGGCACTAGCCAATGAGCTTGTCCTACAAGGAAATACTACAACAAATAGTCCAATTATTTCAGTTGAAGGAACAGATACAAATATTGGTTTTTCTTTAGCTTCAAAGGGTATAGGTGCTCTTTACTTCAATACTAATACAACAAACAGACAATTACAGGTTTCAAATACAACCAGTTCGGTTAACTATTTAGATATAACAGGTGGGGTGACAGGATTTGGTCCCACCATATCAGCTCTTGGTTCAGATACAGATATTGGAATCAAACTAATAAGTAAAGGTGCTGGTGCTATCCAGTTTAGAACAAATACATCAGCTACCCAATTACAAATCACCAATACTGCTAGTGCAGTTAACTATCTTTCTCTTACAGGTAATGCTACTGGTGCAGCTCCAACCATATCAGCCACAGGTTCAGATACAAATGTGGCATTAGCATTAGCAGGTAAAGGTACAGGTGATATAACCCTAAATGGTAAGGCACTTTCCAACCTAGTCAAATTTGATATTACATTCTCATTACCAACAGGTGCTAATGGTTCATTCACCCTTAATGAATATGCTTCATTTCCGTTCACTATTACAGGTGCCAGAACAAAAACAGATAGTGGAACAATAACAGCCAATGTCACTATTGGTGGAACATCCGTTACAGGATTAGGAGCACTGGCAATAACAAGTACACAGGCATCAGGTACAGCAACTGCTGCTAATACTGTTAGTGCTGGTGGTAAGGTGGCAATAACAACAAGTTCAAATGCTACTGCTGTTAATACTATTGTTACCTTATCGTGTGTGAGGTCTTAAGTTATGGCTAGTATTGGACCAAGTTATTTTACCACTGCTGTAACACAGACAACTAACTACCCCGTTAATTGGGTTAATCCGACCAACGCTCTAACGAATGATGGTACATATGCGACCATTACAGTTACAACAACATCTGGAGTTGGTAATACGTTGGTATATAAATTAGCTGACTTGGGTTTACCAACTGGGGCTACAGTTACTGGATTAACTGTAGCCATAAGAGCGCGTCAGTCTACAACCAATCAAGAAATAACGGGGGGTTTTTTCAACGGTAATCTTAGTAGCCCTACATATTATGGTACTGCTCCAACCGCTAAATGGTGTACAGCAACTAATACCTGGCAAACACTGACATTCGGCGGAATATCCAATGTATGGGGTTTAACAGGAACACAATTAACTGAAGCCTGGTGGAATGGTGGTACTGGTTTTTTTAGGTGTTGGGGGGATGACCTTGTTGGTGTTGATGATGTCATCAATTTTGACTACATTCAAATGACAGTCTATTACACACCCGCAGGTGGTGGTCCTGTTCAATACTCAGTAATAACAAATGGTTTATAAATACAATATAACAACATTTTTAAAAGGAATTAAAAAATGGCGATACAAGCAGACCTACAAACAGTATATGGATTCGTTCAAACAGATGCATACATAAAGATTAACAATTTCAACGGTAATAAAGATTTCATCAATTTTGATGTCCTAATATATGCCAGTGCGCAATCAAGATTGGATGGTGCTACACATCTGGAACAGTTACATTTTCAAGTACCTTACAGTGATGGTGCTGGTATTGCGGGATTGTATGCTTATTTAAAAACACAAGAACCATTTTTGAATGCGGTTGATGTGTTATGAGCTTCATAGCAGAATGGTTTCAATCAAGGTTTGGAGAGCGTTCAACAATATTGGCTCTAATTGGGTTACTTGGTGTTTTTGGGGTTGGTAACTTCAGTCCTGAACAACAAACAGCTATAGCATCCTTTGCGGTTATTCTTGTGGCAACACCTGACAAAAAGCATAAATAACAGAACCTTATATATAACAGGAACTAATTTATGCCAGAAGATAGAGACAACATTGAAAAGAGCTTTGAATTATTCCACTTGGCCGATAAACGCCTAACAGTGGTGGAAATAGAATTGAAACAACTAAAGGAAGTAACATCAAAAGCAATTAGTGATGTGGCAATCAAACAGGAAAGCCATGAACAAAAATTTGAGGTTACTTTTCAAGCAATGACAAAAGCCCTTGTTGGTATTGAATCAAAATTGGACATCTTTATATCTGGGTCAAATGGTGCTTCCAGTGCTTATGAAAAGATTGTCAAATATGGAATACCAATCGTAATAGCATTAGGTGCTGGTATATGGGCCTTATATACCCACTAATGGTGTTGGTTATTTGTGGATGTTCAACAGTTCAAGAGAAAGTTCAACAGAATCAAGTGGTTATACCAGTCATAACAATCATTGATGTGGATTTTTAGCAGTAAATGTTAAAATAATCG